GCATCGGCACGCAGGACGATCAGGGTGCGGCAAGTATTCAAACGGTAGACAGCGCCATAGAGCGATCGGATCGCTATGCCAGGGGCGTGACTCTTGGCGAGATCCCGGCGCCGAAGCGAATTAAGGTGGCGTGCTCTCGTTACCTTGCGGAGCGCTACTCACCAGGGGAGCATGGGATCACCTGGGACTCCACACAGCTTGACGCATTCGTGACCCGCGCGCAGGTCATGGGTATGAAGCTCCTACCCTGGCAGGTCCACGCGTGCGCTGTGCTGCTGGCGCGCCGGCGCGCGGACGATGGCACTCCGGCTACGCGCTACGCGCTGTGGTCGGTGTCGCGTGGCGCCGGCAAGACGGGGCTTGTGGTGGCGCTGCTCGAGTGGCTGCTGTCCACCGGCGAGGACATGGAACTGTGCGCGGTGGCGACCAACCAGATGAAAGCCAACATCATCCACGGGCGCATCGCCAAGATGCACACGGGCGAGGACCGGTGGCGCTCGGTGGGTGGTGGTGCTTCGACTACGTCTGGTTTGATCCAACACAAGAAGGCTGTATTCAACGCGTTCCCATCGACCGATCAAAGTATGGACGGTCTGGTCCCGCGGCTCCTAGTGGCCGATGAGGCTAGTCGCATGGACGCGGCAATTTTGCGCGGTATGTCATCGGTCACTAAGTCGCCGATGGGACAGATGCTCTTCATCACTACGCCCGATCGCGATCAGAAGTCGCGGGAACTGTGGCCGTACTGGCAAGCGTGCGAAGTTGCAATTGACCAGGGGACGCCGCTGCCCGAAGGGTGGTGGGCCCTGCTGTGGGGGATGGATGCCGAGGACAACCCGGACTCTGACCTGGCGGTACAGCACGCGAACCCGAGCGCCGGCGTCCTTGGCGCTGGCATACGCGTCATCCGCGACAAGATCGCGAACGCACTGGCGACCGCAGACCCGAAAGCACGGGAGGAAACGTGGCTGCAGGAACTGGCTACGTTCACGGATGACCTCGCCGGCGCGCTGCCGCTCGAGCTTCTTGACCGAGTTTCGGTTGACGAGGACTGGGATATGTTGGCCGGTGCGGCTGGCGTGGTGGCGGTCGACTTCAGCCAGGGCGGCTTCGCGTTCGGTAGTCAGTGCGATCTGACGTCGCTGTGCCTCGCGGTGTGGGATGGGACGAAGGTCCACGCGCGCGGATACCACTGGTGGGCCGGCGCAGATATCGTGTTCGATGAGAAGCGAACGCGCCAACCTCTGCAGAAATGGGTCGAAGATCACGCGCTTTCGCTTGCCGGTGGGCCCACAATCGACCTCGATTTGGTCGAAGCAAGGCTAGTGGACATCTGCCGGACCTACGATATCCGTGCATTTGTCGCCGATCCGGTGGGTAAAGCAAGCGCGTGGGCTGCCCAAATGGAGCGGAAACACGGCTGGAAATGGCACAAAGCGCCGCAGACGATGGTGTGGATGGGTGGCGGTTGGGCCGTTTGGAGCGATTGGATCCGCGCCGAACGCATCCGATGCAAGCCGGACCCAGTTCTGCGAGCGTGCCTGGCGTCGGCTCGGCTGTTCGTTGGACTCACCGGACTCGCGATGCCGGTGAAGGCGAAGAGCACCAGCAACATCGACGCGCTCACTGCACAGGTCATGGCGGCGCGGGTGTTGAACGATTTGCAGATCATGGGAGGATCGATGTACGAGACTCAGCCGGGCTTCTGATTACTGCGCGTATGTACGCCGCATACACAATCTGAAATAGTGTCTACACACCGTTGACGCGGTGTATGTAGGCGCTATTGCATTCGTGAAATGTCGTGGTGTAGTACGGGAATGGGATCATGGTTGGGTAAATTCTTCCGCCGGCCGATCGCGCAAACGATCATCAGCTACACACCGCTGACGTTTACGACGGTATCCGCTGATCTACTCGGCGTCCCCGCCATCGTGCGTGCCGTGAATCTGATCAGCACCGATTCAGCGCGGTTGGATCTCACTGTTACGCGCCGCGACGGGTCCGTAGTTGAGGACTCTCCCGCGGTCGATCTGCTCTACGGGAACACCGCTTCCTTCCTGAGTGGATACGAAATGCGTAAGTGGCTGGCGACGTCGGCTCTCTACTTCGGCAATGGCTACCTGCTCATCCGGCGCGATCTCCGCACCGGCGATCCGGTGGCCTTGGATCCGGTTGACCCGTCTGCCGTCAGCGTTGAGATTAAGGGGTCTGAAGCCCGTTACATCGTCAACAATTCGGTGGTGGATGACTCAAGTCTGATCCATGTGCGGGCCTCGACGGACCCGCGCAGTCCTTGGCTCGGGGTGTCTCCGATCGACCAGTGCTCTCGGGTGCTTGGAACTCAAGCCATCCTAGATCAATGTATCGAGGAGTTGGCGAAGAGTGGTTTTGTCGGAAAACTTGCGATTGAACACCCCGGGCCACTCACTGCCACGGCGCGCGATTCGATGCGTACCAAGTGGGCAGAGCAACATAGCGGCGCAGACAAACTTGGCTTCCCGGCGTTCTTTGGCGAAGGCATGAAGGCCTCGCAGATGGCCGCGGACGCAGCTTCGCGTCTTATGGATGCGAAGCGCATGGGTATAGGGGAAGTAGCGCGCGCATTTGGAGTGCCCACGCAACTGCTCTACGAGGGCGAAGGGCGCTCGCAGCCAGAGATCGCACAGGCCTACGTGACGCATTGCCTGGCTCCGTTCTGCGCTGGCATCGATGCCGAACTGTCCCGCAAGCTGCTCCCACCAGGTGAGCGCATGAAGACTGATCTCGTTCCGATCACACAAGGCGACTTCCGCACGGCCGGCAAGGCGTACGCGGCGCTGGTGCAGGTCGGCGTCCTGGCACCGAACGACGCACGCGTGCGGCTCGGTCTGCCACGCATCTCTGGCCTTGACGATCCGGCGCCGGTGATCTCCGGCATCACACCCGCTGCGAATCTCGCAGACGCAGAGGAAGGCGACCCACCATATGAGTGATCTCGAAACACGCCAGGCATCCATCGGGACCGTTGAAGGCAAGACCATCACCGGCTACGCCGCTCTTTACAACTCATGGAGCAAGCCGCTCATGGGCGCGAAGGGCACATTCACCGAGCGCATCGCGCCTGGTGCGTTTGACGCATCGATCGCAGCCGGTGCGTCGCTGTGGTTCATGCATGATTCAAAGCAGATTCTCGCCAACACCAAGAGCGGAACACTCACGCTCGAATCAGACGCGCAAGGTTTGAAATACACGGCCACGCTCGGTGATTCGCAGCGCGACGCCGATGTGCTTGACCTGGTGAAGCGCGGAGTGGTCTCTGAAATGTCATTTGGATTTTCAGTTCCGAGCGGTGGCGACTCATGGTCAGGTGAGAAGCGCACGCTCAATCAAATCAATCTCCGCGAAATAAGTGTCGTCGAAGTGGGTGCATACAGCAACACCACTTCAAGTGTCCGGTCCCAAGAAACGCCAGTAATTACAAAGGTAATCAAGCCAATGAACATCCGCACCATGAATGCAAAGCTCGCAGAACTGCGCGCACAGAACGTCGAAGGCACTGAAGTAGAGAACCGCGCCGAGATCGTCGCACAGATCGAAGAGATCACCGAGGCCCGCAACGCCGCGATGGCTGCCGCTGATGGCATCCGCGAGGCTGCGACCCCGATCCAGCGCACGATGGACCGCCGCGACGCTGGCGAAGAATGGCGCGCATCGCCCGAGTACCGTGACCAGTGGCTGAGCTACTTGCGCGGCGGCCGTATGCCGGAACAGCGTGCAGCGATGACCACCGCTAACCCTGCAACTAACTCGGTGCTCATCCCGAAGCTGTACACCGATGCCATGGCTCACTACGCCCAGGTGGCAACCGTAGCTCGCCAGCTAGTGGACTACAAGTCCGGCGTGCAGGGCTACCAAACGCTGCGCTACAACACGCTGTTCAGCAATGACGCTATCACGAATGCGTGGACCGTTTCCGACGTTGGCACACAAGCAAGCACCGAAATCAATCCGGTCTTCGCTGAAGTTCCACTGGCTCCGGCAGCGTGCTTGCCGTTCACAACCGTCTCAAAACAGCTGCTTTTGCAGAGCAATTTTGATCTGGAAGCCGAAGTCGTCGAAAACCTGAATCGGCAGTTTGTTCGCAATGCTGAGTGGGGGTTGCTATCCGGGGGTGGTTCAACCGGTACGAACGGTTCGACGCTCAATCAGCCAACTGGACTCTTCACTGTGCAGACTGGTTGCACCATCGCGACTGCAACAAGCACTGGTACATCACGCGCCTTGGCTTTGACTGCCGCGTGCACCGTGGTAAATTTGACCGCGATGCGTTACACCAGTCTTCCTGCGAGCTACTGGGGCACAGCCTCTTGGCTCATGGGTCAGGACGTGTACGCGAAGATCGCCGGTTTGACGATCAATGGAGTGCCCGTGTTTGTCCCATCCGCCGATGCCGTCGGCCAAGCCGGTGCGGGCTTCACGTTAATGGGACTCCCAGTGTACGTGAGTGAATTCACTGGACCGACGCAGGCAACCGGTGCAGGCGCGAAGAACACTATCTTCAGTCTTGGCAACCATAACGAGGGGTACAGCGCTCGCGAGTGGGCCGGCGCGACGATCATGCGCGATGATCTGAGCCTGGCAGCAGCCGCTCAGGTGAAGTTCCAGGGCACGATGTTCATGAACGGCAACTTCACCCGCGCGAAGGCAATCGTGCAGATGCAAGTCACCAACGCCTAATCATCCTCTCAAGTAGCTGCGGGGTGGGGTCTCGACCTCACCCCGCAGTAGCGAGGCTCTATGTCTATACCTGCAGTACAACCAGGGCTGGCGGACGTGCGTGCCTGGCTGAAGCGCATGCACAACGAGGACGATCCGGCCATCGCCGCGGCGTTGGCTGCATCGCTGTCGGCGTGGATGGCAGCGACCGCCAAGGAATTGCAGGACATCACGGACGAAGAGTGGCTTGCCATTCGGATTCAGGTGGGTCATATCGAGTCATTCCGTGGCGATGACGCCGTAACTCCGGAGCCTCACCCGTTCATCCAGACCATGCGGCGGATGCACAGCACACAATCGATCGGATGACATATGGCCGGCTGTGGATTCTGGCGCGACGTCTTCACTGTGCAGCGATCCACTCAGACGGTGGATGCTCTGGGTCAGGCTGATCTAGCCTGGCTCACTGTCGGCACGGTCCGCGGGATCATCAAGTACGGGCAGCGCGAAGTCATCGGCGACATGGGCGTGGCGGTTCGGACTGAACTGGAGATTGAAACCTCCTATAGCCCACTGGTAGAGGCTCGGTCCCGTTTGTTACTCGGTGTTACGCCGTACAACATCTCGAGCGTCGTTGATCCTGACAACGGGCGCCGGAAGCGTCTTCGCGTCCTAGCGACGCAGGAGATCCAATGACCCGTAGGCATGACCGTGATATGACTCCGGTAGGACGTTGGAAATCCAACATCATGCCGCTGCTGCCTGGTCAGACCAGTCGGCCACCGTTCCAGGGTTCATCTTCGCTCAATCTGAGCGTGGACAACTCGAGCGTGATGAAGGCGCTGGGTCGACTGTCAGACCAACTGAACGAGAAGGCGCGACGGGTGGGCATTCGCCGGGCGCTGAGGCCGTTCGTGGCGGAACTCCGGAGCATTACCGGCACCGGTCCATACAGGGGCAAGAACACGCACCGCAAGGCAATGGCGGCGGCTACGGGGATCGTCATCAAGCGCCGTGGATCTGGGTACAGCGCACCGCTAGTTGTTCAGCTCGGCGTGCGATACGGCAAGCGTGGCGGAGCAAACGCGCGCGGCCGTCAGCGGGTGTTCCATCTTCTCGAAGGCGGGTTCAAACACTTTGGCAGTAGTCAGCGCTACACAAGCATGGCGAGCCGAAACGTGGGAGCCGGGAACACCTGGTATCGACAGATCGACCGTGACTTCCGCGGCCGGTGGACTAGTCCACGATTCCGCGAGGAGAGCACAGCCAAGGGCGGCAGGATTAAGGGAAGTGGGCGCGCACTCCGTTGGGCACAATCTGCGATCCACCGTATCACGGATGCAATGGCACGCGAGGTCCTAGTAGAGGCGCGGAAGCTCCTCGGGGGGGCGAAGTAATGGCACTGAGCAACTGCATGAAGGCGCTGTACACCCTGATCGCTTCGGGAACCTACCCCGTGAGCGTGGGACTACGGCGCGCCGGCGATACCACTCCGATGATCGTCTACGAGGTGTCGCAGGTCGATATCGACTGTCTCATGATCGGCGGTGACGCAGGGCACTACACGATCTCGGTGACTGCTGACTGCGTGGCTGATACTTCGCTGCTCGCCTGGACAGTGGCTTCGGATCTTGTGGACGTATTCAGCGGCGTCTATGTCGACAACGCGGAAGACATCAATCTGGTGCTGTCGGGCGTCAACGCGACGGCAAGAACTGAAACACCGGATGACGGGCAGAGCGACGCAGAGCGCGTGGTGTCCGTCACCCTCACAATCCTTGGAAAGGAAATCTAATGGCACTCATCTCAGGCTTCGGCGGCGTATTGGTGTTCAGCGGTTCAACCACGGTCAAGTGCCGTAGTTTCACCATGTCAACGGAGCGCGAATCATTGGAGGTGACGTTGATTGGAGACTGGCGAAAGAAGTACGCGCCGGGACGGGTCCGCATTTCCGGGACCGTGACTCTGTTCCGTCAGGACACAACCGTTGACGCGACGCTGAGGGCGCATCTGTTCCCGACGAATCTTCTAAACAGCGTGAATGCTGTCCTTACCCTGAAGTTCACGGACCAGGGTGGTGTTGTCTACAACAACACGATGGACGGCGGAAGCCAGGATTACAACGTCCAAATCACTTCCGCATCGTTTAGCGATGACGGCTCCGGAGCCGGCACGTGGGAACTCAGCTGGGAGGCTCAGTGAGTCTAGACCCGTCCAAGGTAAACGCATCTGCGCCGCGCACGGTGGATATACCAGGCATCGGTCAGGTGATCGTCAGGCGTGCCACGCTTGCGGATCTCGGGTTCGCTGCGGATATGCAGTTCTGGTGGGTGCGCCTATTCAGCCTGCCGGACGGATCGCCGCTGTTCGCGCCTGGTAGTGACGTCGGCGCGCTGGATCATGAGGTTGCATCGGCGCTTCTCGAGGAGGTCAACAGACCGCGTTTTACTCAGCCGGTGAACGCCGGCAGTGGAGAATCGGGAGTCCCGAAATGAGGCAGGGCATGGACGCCGGACTGGCTGAGGAATTGACCTGCGAGGAGCGGTGTGAGTACCTGCTGACCGTGATCGCGTCGGCATTGACGCACAAGAAGCCGAGCCAATTCGCACCCTGGCTGAGGAAGAACAATGGCTGACAAGAGCATGAAGTCAGTGATTTGGGCGGAAATGGATACCACGGGAATCACCCGTGGCGTCGCCAAGACCACCGCGGAACTGACCAAACTCAACCGCACGGCCGCGTCGGGTGCTCGGTCTGCCGGAATTACTGCGACACTTCAAATGACGCAAGCAGCATTTCAGGGCGTCGGCACGCTGTTCGGCAATGTGGAACGGCGCATGAATGAACTGAACGCCGCGGCGTTGAAGTTCAGTGGGCCGGCAATGGGCGCCAACATGATGGCAAACGCTGAACGATTGAAGGCGGATATCAGCATCGCCAAGTCTGTGACGCCTGGATCCATCGCTATGTCCAAGACCAAAGAGGACCTGGCTGCCGGCGAGGCGGCGCGCATCGAGCGCCAAGCTGGAGGCATCAACGCCGGCATGGGTGCAGTCGGTCGGGCGCGGGGAAACCTGGGCGCGACGAGTGACATGCTGCTTGAAATGGGCGGCACGTGGTTCGCTGGCATCGAGAAACTATTCAGCGGCGATATTCAGGGAGTGATGGACACTCGATCGCAACTCATGGGACAAGCTGGCGAACTGGTCAATGCTGAGAACTATTCCTACGGAGCACAAACACCTGGGCGTGGGATGCAGGGCAGCGAAGAACTACTGCGACAGATCGCCAAGAACACTAGCGGGGGAGCACAGTAATGGGTTCATTCGGCATCATCGAGATCAAGGATTCTCGGGTTTACAACTTCGCGGCAGCGGATGAGACAACCCTGACCTGCGTCTACTTGGCGTACTGGGAACCAACCACCGCCGGCGAACTGTATCCAGGAGACGGTCCGACCTTGGCTCAAGCTGGGATGCCGATGGTCAACACGCGGCCACCGGCGGCGATCCATTCGCCAAACGGAACCATAACAACGTACTACGCGAGTTTTGTCTGTCGTTCGGTAACGGTCACGCCCGAGACGGCAGTCCCGTTCACCTTCCGAGTGGAGGCCCAGTATTTTAGCATGGTTGCGGCGGATGCAAGCAAACAGGGATACGGCACGAAGCAGACGCGGCAGATCACTGGACGTAGTTACGCCGAGTATCGATCGGGAGTCACGCTGCCGACAAACGGGACTGTGGCATGGCCTCCACCGGCGGACATTGGCGGAACGAAGCGCGATTTAAACGGAAACCCGCGAGTGAAGGAACTGCCGCAGGTCACGTACCAGGTGGAGTACAAGTGGGATCGTTCGCCGCTCATCAGCACTACCGATGGAGTCGATCCGCCGTTTCAGACTTGGTTCAGCGCTATCAATAAGCGGAACAGCGTCGCTTTCATTGGCGCCGGAATCGGAACCATGCTTTACAAAGGAGCAAGCGCGACGCTGGATCGTGAGGTTTGGCGCGTGGTGCATACTTGGATCTTTGATTCGTACTACCACCTCGAGCAGATGCCGACGCCGAATCCCACCGGCCAGCCGATTTTATTCCCTGGAATATCGATTCCTCAACCAACTGGCCCTGCTCAGCAAATCAATCAGTGCCAAAGCATTTGTTGGTATCAGCGCTACCCGGACACCACTGATTTCAATACATCGTTTATCGATCCGGCGAACCTCAGCGATCTCACCAAGGCGTATCCGCCGAAGCTCTTCTAATGTCCTACTCGCAGCCACTGTTCCACGGCGGTATGTACGGCAAGGCGAATGCCGTGGTTTGCAATGGTTGGCAGACGGCTGCGAACGCCACGCAGCGATACGGCGAAGCGATGCGGTGGGCTGATGATGCGATGGCCAAGGGCAACATCACTAGCCAGGGTCTTTGCCAAGTCACCTCCGCATTCTTGCTTGGTGGTGTGGACAACCAATGGGAATACACGGTAAAAATGTGGACCCCACCATTTGTGACGGGCACAGGCATCACACCGAGTGCGACAGATGCGCGGTTCAGCTACACCACCGTGCGCAATATCCGGGAATTTCACAATACGTCAAGCTTTGCGGATGGGATGTCTTTGACGTCTCCGCCGGCGTCGATCGGCCCGGTGGGAAGCAACTGGACCGGCGCTGCTTGGACGCTTTCAAACCTCGAGGCCAAAGTCATGCTTTATGTTGTCTATGACACTGGTGGCAAGGCGTACCCATTCTTTGATCGACCCAACCCTATCCGGTGCACCTAATGGCCAACCTCACGCTCGTCACTCCTATTCCGCCGCAAGTCATCTGCAAGGGTGAGGTGTTCGCCGTCTCGATGCACGTCCACGATGACGGTTCCAACTTCCACTGGACAACCGCAGGATTCACGCCCAAGGGCTACATCACCGTGGGTACGGTCAAACTTGAAGGCGCCGGCGCTGTAGTCAACGATGGCGGCGGCACGGCCACCGTGTCCTGGACTGCGGTGCAGACGCTGACCGTAGACGCCAACGCCTGGGGCACAATCGTCCTCTACGCCGCCCCGACATCCGGCAGCGAGAACCGACACATCGCGACCATCTTCGCACGCATCACAGCAGAAAGCATTCCGTAAATGTACACCTCAATGATGCGTCGGGCCCTTTTCGGAACGGGTAGCGCAGGCAACGTTACCGCTGACGTACTGCTAGTCGCTGGCGGTGGTGGTGGTGGTGGTGCAAGTGCGGGCAGCGGTGGCGGCGGTGGTGGTGGCGGTGGTGGGCTCATCTATACATCACAGACACTTGCGCC